TCAATTAGGTGATGTTTTGTAGGCGTCAAGGTTGCATTGCGGGATGCCGTGAGGGCCGGTAGGGCTTTTGCGTTCTTTGTACGGGCGGAATTCCGGGTTTGCTTTGAGCCATGCCAGGGCGTCTTTAATCAGGATGCGGCCGCCTGGGAACGGGCAGCCCCATTTTTTCATTGCGGAGGTGAAAGCCATGGTAACTCCAAGCGCGGCGGCAAGCTGGGTCTGGTTAAGCAGTCGCGGGGAGTTGCTCGGCAAGTTGCGGAGTTCTTCTTTTTCTTTTTGGGTCATTGGTGTGTGGGTGGTTAGAGGTGGATGATATAAGGGGTGATGGCCGTGCAGGGGAGGCCGTGGCGTTTGATGTGTTCGGCGTAGGGTGATGTTGGGATGTGGTAGCGGCAAAAGGTTCCGGAAGTCCGGTGGGTTTGCAAGTAACAGGTTTCCCCGTCCTTCCCGGTGCGGCGGCTGATGATGCAGGCTCCTAAATTGAGGGGGGTGGCCGTTACTGTAGTGTCGGTAATGTCCGCATCGGCGGCATTGATTTTGTAGTCAATTTTCTGTTCCGGGGCCCATAGCTGGCAGTTTCCGCAGCATTGGCAGGAGGTGAAGTTGTCTTCAATGTAACTTGTTTCTATTTTGTAAACATACATAATTTTTTAATTCATAATGTTTTAAGTGTTTTTTTGAAGATGGCGCCGTTTTGGCGTTTTTTAAGGGTGTAGTTTATGATAACTTTTTTATATTTAATAATTTATCTAATGGCGCCGTTTTTGAGAGTATTTTATAACTATTTGACCGAACATTTTTATAATGATCCAAAAAAGTCTTTGCTCCAGCGTCCTTGGCAGAATGTGAGGAGGGATGTGTGTTGGCCGTTGTGTTTGGTAATGCTTCCGCCTATGCACAGCCACGTTTTTCCTTCGGGTAAGGAGGGAAGAGCTGGGATGGTTGACAATTTGAGAATGTGCTCTTGAATGTTGAGTGCTTCGGGGAAGGATATAGTATATATCTTATTAGCGGAGATGTTTGTTTTCGGTTTCATCATTTCCCCTCCTTTCTCGGTTCCCAGTTGACAGGATCAGCCCATTGAGAACATTCCGCGCAGGGGGAATTTGATTCAGGTAATTTGAAGTGCAGACAGTTATTGCAATATCTGTCTTCCATTGGCACCCATGCCCGGCATGCGGCTCGTTTCTTCCATGCGTCCCTAATGGCTTCTTCAACGCCGTACATTATCCGGGGGGCTCCGTGGTAATCGCTGCATTCCCCGGAGCCTTCCGTGAAACGCATTAAGCTTTTCCGCTCTTTCAGGATGCCGCGGGCTTCTCCATAGGCCAGGATCGCTTTCTGTTCAGGTGTCAGCTTCATTTTTTCCTTCTTTTCCGGTTGAGTATTTTTCTTTTAATTTCCTTCCAGTTGTTGCCGATGGAGCCGGTGCATATATCCTTGACTATGGAGCCGTCATACATTGCTTCAATGTGCATGGCGTCAATTTGTAAGTGGACTTTCCATACGTTAAGGCCGTGTTTCTTTCTTTTGGCCGGAGCTTTCATAGTGATATTTGATTAAGCGGTTTTCTGGTTGAGGGTGTATTGATTCTTCAGGGCATTGTGCAGGGACAGAGCCATTTCATAGGCCATGTGGACTTCTACGGCGTTCCCTATGAATTTCCTTTGCTGGGTTTGCGTGCCGCAAAGTTTGTAATCTTCAGGGAATCCCATGACGCGGAGGCATTCACGGATGGAGAGCGGGCGCATGCAAATATCCGCAATGCCCCTTTCCCGCATGGCCCGTTTGAGGGTCAGCATGGCTTCCGTGTCTCCTGGGGCGTCCTGGCTGTAATTGGGGCATCCGGTGTAACGGCATGTGTCCAGGTAAAAATAATCCCTTGTGAGCAGGGTTTTCATGGGCTTGTCCAGCGGGTACACAAGCCCTTTAACTCCGGGGCGCATCATGGCGCGGATGAAGGATGCCGTGGCGACGGAGTAATGCGAATTGGTCATGATGGCCGGGCTGGGCCGGTTTAATGATGCCGGTTTGCTTTTGCCGAATTGCTGATCCAGAAATTGGCATTGAACAACGCGCGGTTTAGGAACCGTGGTGAGAGCAGGGCATGGAGCTTCCGTTGCGGAGATCTGGCCGCCTCCGGAATAGTAGGAAGCCATGAAGATGGCCGTGACCGGATATTTCTGCTGTTTGGTGCAAAGGGTTCCCACGGGCGCATGAATGGAAGTGGCGTAACCTTGGCCGTAATAGTTATCCATGAATTTTCCGGCCGCAAGATACAGGTTTTTCTGCGTGCAGACGGTAACGCATGGAGCTTCCAGCGGATGCACATGACCGGGGCCTGACATGTACCGGAAAATGAATTGAGGCCGGGCAAATTTTTTGATTCCTTCCGTCAGACGGCGCAAGGTGGCATCACAGAGGGGTTTTTTCCGCGTGAAAATGGATTGGCCGAAGTCATCAAGGTCAAGAACGTCCCTGCACGGTTTCCAGTTTTCGCGGGAATGGGTGGGAACCGGCCATGCCAGGGGAAGGCCGTAGCGTCCGAACTGAACAAACAGGCGTTTCCGGGAGGTGTAGGCACCAAAATCCGCAGCGTTAAAGATGCGCCAGTCCCCGGAATATCCCATGTCTAAAATATGGGAAAACCATAACTTAAAGGATTCTCCCTTGCGGGCCTTGTCCGGCACCAGTTTTCCGTCTTTTTCCAGCATGGGGCCCCATTCAAGGAATTCCGTTACGTTTTCAATCTGGATATAGTCCGGTTGCAGGGCTTTGATGTAACGGTAAAGGTGCTCCGCAAGGCTGCGGCTGTCCGGATCGCGCGTCTTGCCGCCTTTCGCGCGGCTGAAATTAGTACATTCACAGGATGCCCATAATACTACTTTAGTATCGGGGTAACGCAGGCGGAGCATGGCAACGCGGGCGGCAATGGGCGAGATGTCCAAGGTTCTGATGTCTTCCGTGTAATGGAGGGCGGCCGGGTGATTGGCCGCGTGGGACGCTATGGCCGTTGCGTCATGGTTGACGCAGGCCACTACCTGCACGCCGGGCACCCGGCTTACTCCGGTAGTGACGCCGCCTGCGCCGCAGAACAGGTCTATATATAAGAGCCGGGGTTGATATGTAGGAGTAGGAAAGGAAGCGGACATGTTTTGATTAAAGGTAGTTGTTTTCTGGAAGAGGGTAGTTGCTGAAAAGGCTGGAAGTTCCGTTTTCCAGATTTTGCTGAAGTTCAGAAAGTTGTTGGTTCAGTTGCTTAATGGTTTCCGTTTTTTGCAGATACTCCTGAATGTCAGGATGATTCATTTCTTCCGGCGTCAACCGGAAAGCGATTTGAACGGCGTCTTTCCCCGGTCCGTTCATTCCGTCGTACCGGATAGTGATGCCTTTTGAATATGAGGGCCTTCCGACAGGATAAACGCAAAAAGTGGTTTTAAGGCGATAAGCCACAATACCGAATGACCAGTTATTTCTAGGGCTGTTCCCTCGCATGGGATTTTTCAGGAAGCGAATAAGTTCGCCTGCTTTGATGTCGTCAAATTGGTTTGTCTTTTTCATGGGATTACTCAATTTCTTCAAGAGTGTTTATGGCACTTGTTATGCATTCACAGGCTTCCTGCATGGAGTAAATGGCAATTTCTGATTGCTCTATGCGGTTGAGCATGTTTTCCGGGAGGTTATCTTTATACTCTTCTTCTTCCTCCATGATCGTTTCCAGCTTTTCAAGGAGGTTTTGGAGGTTGTCATGCAGGTCTTCCAACTCTTTGCGGCGTTGTTTATTCATGGTGTGTTTATTGTTAGGTGTGGCGGGAGTGTATAACTCCAAGTTCAACCCTTGTGGGGCTCTTGAAGAGTTGAAGGAGGAACAATAATACCTAAGTAGAGAGTGTCTTTTGTGGCGGCTATCGCATGGACGGTAGCCGCTGTTTTTTTTGTTTGATGAAACATTCTTACGTAAAGCAGGAGCGGCGTTGTTTGTTCAAGTTTGATGATGGGGGAGTGGGTGGTGTGGATGAATCCTTGATTTGAGAGTTTGGATAGATCCTGTTCGTCCAGGCAAATGTATTGAATGGCTTTCCCGGTATAGGGAGCTAAATCAAATTCCGTAAGGCTTGGCGTTTTGATGGAGTGTGTGATGGTGTTCATGTTTTTTTCTTTAATGGTTTGGTTGAGGTCAGGCGGCGGGGCGGTTGAGGGTGGTGGTTTTTGATTTTGAATATTGGTCCAGGGCGTATGAGATGATTCCGTGGACCAGGTCTTTCACCGGGATATGGATGTGTTCAGCAATGCCTTCCAATGCCTGGAAGTCTTCTTCCTTCAGCCGGATGATGAGGTTGGTTTGTAATGATGTCGTAGCCATGGTTTTTGATTACAACAAAGTTGCTCGTCAGTCAAAATATTTTTACTCAAAAGTTGTCATTCGGGAAAATTGTTTGACCTGCCGTGCAATTTTGTTGTAGTATCCGGGCATGGAAAAATTTAGAGATGAGCTGAAAAGTTGGATGAAAGAATCAGGAAAAAGCCGTGACTGGGTGGCTGAAAAATTGGGTGTTGGTAAAAGAACAGTAGATTCTTGGTTTTCCTATAAGCAGATTCCAGAAAAAAAGCAAAAGTTGCTCCGGGAATTGATGGAGAAAGAGCAACAACCGAAGCAGGTTGAGATCAGTATGGATTTTACGCCGGAACAACTGGAAATGATCCGTCAGGCTGCGGCGTTGAGGGGGGAAACTCCCGGAGAATGGTGTGAGCGGGCGATTAAGGCCTTAACTGCTGTGTCCGTAGCCCTGAATGATTATCACCGGTTAGGCGGGAAGGGAGGATAAAAAAGCCGTGCCTGGTGAGAGGCACGGCGGAAGGAAATGCAGATATATTATAGAACTTCTCTTAGTAGCTCTTCACGTTTTTTCCCCGATTCTATTTCCGCTTCTTCCCAAAATTCCTGTTCTGTGATGATAACAGTAGGAGAACCCGGTTCCATAGCATGGGCCAGTTTTCCGCCGATATTTCCGTGTTTGTAAGCTGTTGACCCTTCAGCGCACCATATCAGGAGGTCTGCTCTGGAGCTTTTACTTGATATTCCGCCGCCTAAATTTTCCACAATTTTTTCTAAATGTTTCCGTTGCGCATAAGGTGATTTCCCGGTGAATAGGCACCAAGTCCTTTTGAAAGCCGGCCAGTTTTTTGATTCATGGGAGGCGGTGCGTTGGCGAGATATCCATGATTCTGATTTTGCAAGAAGAGTATCAGAACCAAAAGGTTTAAGAAAAAGTAACATGCGGATTTTTCCTTTTCCTGTTTCTAAATAACTGGTCATGATTTCCCGCGCGGTTTTATAGGGTTGCCAAGTAGATATTTTTTCTGATTCAGGAGGCAAAAAAGAAATAAGACGGGAGATAAGTTCTGCGGTGATTGAAGATGAATAGCTGAGGGAAAACAAGTGTTTAGCAAGGTGATTCCATAAATGATTGTAATAAAGGAGTTTTTCTTTATCTCGGCTAATGGGATTTCTGTCTTGTATCATTTTAAGAGATAAATTCCAGAAATCATAAGGAGAGAGGTTTTGTTCTTTTATAGCCCATAAAACTTCTGAAGCACCTGGCTGTTTTTTTAATCTTTGAAGAGTTGGAAGCACTTCTGGAATATCATCTAGATTTGGAGAGAGATTTAACAAATCGCAAGCAAGCATATATCCTGTAAATTCAAACAGGCAAATATCTGTTTTGCGAGAACCGCAGTTGTGAATGAATAGGGGGTTATCTTCGCTGTCAGATAGCGTATATGAAATGGTTACCATGATTGCAGGATGGTTATTTTTTGACGATACAGACAAGAAGCTTGATGATGCTGGCAGCAACAAGCCACCCCATGGAAAGAAGAAGGGCAAGCAGGATAATAAGGCCAAATCCGGCCAGAGGTATGCGGGATATTTCCGGTACTGGATAAGTGCGGATGCCGGTGATAAGAGTTCCGATGAAGGTTAATACCGCAAAAAAGATGCAGACATTGGCCGTTCCGGTGGCAAGGGAAAGGGCGGATTCCTGTTCAGAGGCTTTATCCTTTCCCTTTTTGGAATTGGGGGCTGTCTGGCTGATGACGGTAGGAATAGCCGTGAAACTGTGCTGGCAGTGCGGGCAAATGCAGGGCTTGCCGACATAGTGATCCGGGCAGGTGATATTATTGTTACAGTTTGGACAAGTAGTGTTCATTGGTGAAATATCCTATATTTAGCTTAATTTTGAAGGTGCGGACAAGTTTTTTTTATAATGTTAGAATTGATGCTGGCCAAGCAGAGTGAAGGGGAAAACATAAAAAGCCCATGGCTGGAGCCATGGGCTTGCGGGAAAAAGCTGGTGTGACAAGTCAGATGAGGGCAAGATTGTTATCCTGCAACGCACTCTGAAGACGTTCCGCTTCCTTTGGAGTGAGGGGCGTCCGGTTTTTGATACGGGCATTCAGGGTACGTTGTTCCAAGCCAATGAGCCGGGCTATGGCCGATTTATTGAGCAGGGCGGAGGCGCGGGCCAGGCTTTCAATAGTAGGGGGAGGAAGGGGAATGGGGCGGTTGATGGCGCGGGCCGTTTCCAGCCAGTCCTGAATAGCGCGCTTGGCTTCCGCCAGGGCAGCTTCTTCCGTAGGGCCGTCCGCCATGCAGCCGGGAAGCTGGGGGACGGTGGCGATGAAAGAGGCATCTTCATCGCTCCATTCGATGTTGATCGTGTAGTGCGGGGTCATAGCGTTTTATGGAGGTTGTATTGGTTGATAATGGTTCTTATCTGTTTGAGCTGGTAGGGTTTGGCTTTTCCATTGGGGCCGGGTTGGATGTTAATAATCTCTGGGATCTTTTCATGCCAGGCGACCATATGGGAACCTCCAGTTTGCCTGAATTGAAAATGGAGATGGGAGAGCAATTTGGTTGCTTCTTCAAAAGTGACGTTCCCTGTTTTGTCAGGGTTCATGATTTTTTCCAGAAGCTTTTTCTTGCTGCTCATGTTTCGATATTACCTTTTTTAGAAAATCAAGCAAGGAAAATATTTCTCAATTTAGAAATATGAAGATTCCAGATAGGAGTTTGTTACGGATGAATGAGTTTGGATGACTCTCTGAAGCTGGCCTTTTTTCTCTTTCTGCTCAAATAGTTCTTGCCTTTTGGCTTCCGACGGTGTTTACTCCCTTGCGCAGTCCCTGCAAACCTAATGTCGCGTTCGTCTAGCGGTCCAGGACTCCCGCCTTTCACGCGGGCAACACGGGTTCGAGTCCCGTACGCGATGCCAGTTTCTCTATTCTTTCCGGCGTCATGAGCAGTTCATGACGCCTTTTTTTGTGTTCTTCCGCGTCGTTGCCGCGTGCCGTTCTTCCCTTTCTCCCGCCTTCTTCTCCTTGTCCGTTTTTAAGGCGTTTTCACACTTTCATTTTAGATTTGGGAAGCGTCGTTCCTGTCCGAGAACGGCGCGCTTTTGTGCGGATTGAAAGGGGGCGTGGGGTTTTGAAGAGTGCTTCGCAAGGAGGAACATGCCGGAGCGTGGGCAGATAACGGCGCGTTTTTGAAACGTGGCGCAGGATGACGGCGCAGGGAATAAGCGTTTGATGATAAGATGAATATGTATCTTATAGCGTACTTGCGTACTTATTACCGGATAATAACGGATAGAAGAATGATATATAAAAAAGATTCCGAAAAGAAAACACGGGGCAAGGGCGCGAACGGCACGCAGGCAAGGCCGGCATGGGGAAGGCAGGGCCGCCATGCGGGCGCATGATGGCAGGTGCCGGGTGGGCGGCAAGGAATCTTTTAATTGAGGGGCCCTGATCGCGGAGTTCGGCGGACACAGGGAAAAGCGGGAGTGTTCATGAAGGGATTTTTTTAGCGCACCATGAAGGGGGATGGCCGTGTTTTTGTTCGCGTGGGTCTGCGGTTTTTTCGCAAAAGCGGACGGATGGCGGCGTTTTTTTCGTCTTCCGGGCGGCGGACGGGGGAAAGCGGCTGATTTGGAGGGCATTTTTTCGTTTTTGAAAATTTCGCTTAATAGTAGAGAGAGCGAACGCCCGCCGTCGTGAATAGGTGCACGGCGGAGAAGAGTAGCGCGGCGCGGGAGGCTTCCCCCGGTGAATGAGACGAGCATTTGCCGGGTCGCTGGGGCTCCGGGAGCATGCAGGCTCCAGCTGGGGCTTGTCCGGCTTTCCGGGCGTTCGCTTTCTCATGTATTCGTGATATGGGACAGAAGAGAGACAGAGTAAACGGCGCGTTGAAGAAGGCTTTCGCGGAGAAGAATGGAAAGTCTTTGCGTTGGGCGCAGATAGAAGCGGCCAAGGATTCCCCGGCATGGAGGGCTTTTCTGGCGGCGCAGTTTCCGCCGTCCTCCGCGGAAGCGGCCGGAGGCGGCGGAGAGGGCGCGCCCATGGGCGGAGCGTCCGATTTGGCGCGGGCCGGGGAGGCGAAGGAAAGCGCATGGCAGATTTTGAAGAGGATGGAAGAGCAACTGGAAACGGCCGCCCGGTCCGGTGACGTGGGGCTGATTGCGTCGTTCACCCGTGCCGTGCGCGAAGCGCGCGCGAATTGGGAGCGGGCCGGCCTGCATGAGCAGAGGCTTCAGGAGGCGGCCGGAAGTCTGGTGCCGGTCCATGTGTTTCACGAGATGCGAACGCGGGGCGTTGCGCCGCTGGCGGAGCTGATGGCGCAGCAGAGGGACTTTATCGGTTCCCGGCTGGAGGCGGCCGGGCGGCCGCGTTTTTATGAAGCCTGGGACGAATGGGCGCGGGAGTGGAACAGGAAGATTGATGACCTGAACGCGGAAATAAACGGATTGTTGAATCATGTTTAGCAAGTTGAAGATTCATGAGAAGCCGGGCGTGGTGGAGTGGGCGGAAAGATGCCTGGTCCTGCCGCGGGAGACTTCACCGAACGCGCCGGGGCGGTTTTCCACGGCGCGCATGCCGTATATGCGGGAACCGCTGGAAAGCATCAGGGAAGAGGGGTTGCAGCATATTTACTGGTGCTTCGGCACGCAGTCCGGCAAGACGGTTTCGCTGTTGATTGCGGCGGCGTATTTCATTGACAATGACCCCGCGCCCATGTTGTGGGCGTTGCCTACGGAAATTCTTGCCAGGTCGTTTTCACGGGCGCGGCTCCAGCCGCTTATATCCAAGAATGATGTGCTGGCGCGGCATAAGCGGCGTGACCCTGACGCCTTTACGGCGGCGGAAATGCGCCTGGATTCCATGGAGCTTTACATGGTTGGGGTGTCAGAGCCGGGCAATTTGTCCAGCAGGCCCATTATGCGCTGCGTGATGGACGAGGAAGCGAAGTATAAGCATGAGAATAAGGAAGAAGCGCACCCGGTGGACCTGATTGAAGAGCGCGCGAAGGGCTTTCACCGGTATCAGATTCTGCATGCGTCCACGCCTTCTTCCGAAGATTCTTATTTTTGGCAAAATTTTATTACCACGGACATGAGGAAGTTTTATGTGCCGTGTCCGCGCTGCGGGGAAATGATGCCCCTGGAGTTTAGCCGGAATACGGTGCAATGGGAAAGGCGGGAGGATCTGGAAGGGGATGCGCTGGCGGATTGGGTGCAGGATCATACGTTTTACGTGTGCCCGCATTGCGAGGGCCGGGTGGAGGATTGGGAGAAGATTGGGATGATGGAAAAGGGGGAGTGGCGGCCGACGAATCCGAACGCCTCCCGCGCGCGGCGGGGGTATCACCTGAATTCCCTTTATTCCCCGTTTGTGACATGGGGGCAGATGGCGCGGAAGTTCATCGTGGCTCAAAATGACCTGTTCCGGCAGGTGGCCCTGCACAATTTCCGGAACGGCTGGGAGGCGTTGCCGTTTACGCAGTATGAAATCAAGGTGGGGGATGACAGCGTGCGGGGGCTGCGCGGTGTGTGCCGGCGCGGAGAGTTGCCGCGGCATTATTATTATATGGTAGTGGCCTATGACCCCGGCCAGAATCAAACTCACTGGGTGGCGCAGGCGATAGGGCGCGGCGGGGAAACATGGGTGGTTGATTGGGGAACCCTGCTGGGCATCAGCACGACGGACGCGACGCCGGGCATAGGGGCCCATTTTGAAAGCCTGGAGTGGGGCGGGGTGCGTCCTGATTTTGGGCTGATTGATTCCGGGGATTGGGCGCAGAAGGTTTATGACGAGTGTTATAAGTATTACGGCAAGCTATGGCCTACGAAGGGGAGCGGCGCAAATTTCGGGAGCTGGAATGTGAGTGAAGTGAAGTCGCATCCGGGGCTGGAGCTTTATTTGTACGTGGACCGCACCGCCAAAATGGAGCTTTACGCGGGGCGCATCCAGAAAGGGGCGGCTCCGGCCCTGCATTTGCCGGAAGATGCGGATCAGGATTTGCTGGCCGGATTGTCTGGGCAGCAGCTTGAGAAGCCAAGGGGCGGCGGCCTGGCGCAATGGCGGAAGCTGCCGAATGACCATTATGGAGACTGCGTAAAAATCGGGCAGGTGTCCTGGTGGGTGCGGCGCGGGGATTTTTACGCGGAAGAAATGAACGCGATTGAAGAAAGGAAGCAGAATGAAGGAGTACCGGAAGAATGACGTGCTGGAGAGGCTGAAGGCGGCCGGGTGCGAATGATAGCGGGTTTTGAAAAAGCTCCTGAAGGGTATGAATCCCATTGTACAGGCTTATGTGGAAAATTATGATTTGCCGGATTTGCAGGGAATGCTGCGGGAAAAGCTGGCGATACTGGAAGGGCGCAAGGAAATAACCGGGGCCTCCACAGGCGGCGGAACGTCCTACACCGCGCAGGAGACCATGAATTTAAAGGACCATATAGCCTGCTTGCAGGAGGCAATCACGGTCAAGAAGATGGAGGAAGGGGATTTTTCCGGCCTGGCCGCCGCGGATGACGGCGTGCGGGAAGTGCGGTTTGACCATACCATAACACGTTTTTGACCATGGGCAGGAACAGAAGGAACGTGTATGCCGGGGCGCGCCGCGGTCATGGCGCGCGGGTGAAGATGAGCCGGGAACCGGAAACGGCGCGGAGGGAGATGTGGGGAGGGTATGCGGCCGCGTTGCAGTTCGGAGGCTCCAGCGTGTTATACTGGCCGACGCTGGACAGCCGGTTTGAAGTGGATTCCTGGACGCTGGACCGGGTTTGGCGGAATGCGCGGAATCTGGAAGCGAATTCCGGGCTTGCCGGGAAGGCCGTGGCGGATGTGGTGGAGTTGCTGGGCTGGCTGGTGCCCCATGCCTGCACGGGTGATGAAGACTGGAACCATGAGGCGGACCAGATTTTTATGAATCGTGCCGTGAATCCGGAATTGTTTGACGCCCGCGGAGAGCTGAATTTTTTTACGGCTCAAATTTGGAGCGAGCGGCAGCGCGTGATTGACGGCGATATGCTGACGGTGCTGACCAGCGGGCCGGATGAAGGCGGGGCGTTCGCGTTTTACGAGGCCCCACAGGTGCAATCTCCGGCTGATGGGGGGAAGGCGTGGAATTGCGGCGTGATGCGGGATAAAAACGGGAGGACGGCGGCCTATGGGCTGCGGCATCCGGACAAGGGGGAGGTGACGGTGATTCCGGCCCGTGATGCTATTTTGTACCGGCATAACATGGGCGGAGGGAAGCCGCGCGGCCTGTCCGATTTGCACCGCGCTATCCGGAATTTGCATGATGAGGCGGATATTGTGGGGTATGTCAAGCAGTCTGCCAAGCTGGCCGCCTCCGTTGGGCTGGTGGAAACGGGGGACGCGGAGAAACGGCCGGGCATGGGGACCGTGGGCAAGGTGTCCGTGGGGCCGGACGGGCGCAGGGTGGAGCAGGTGTTAGGGGGGCCTACTGTCCACCAGCTTCCGCCCGGCCGGGATTTGAAGGTGCTGACGGATAACAGGCCGTCTCCTAATGTGATGGCTTTGCTGAAGCATTTGATGGATGAAGTTGCCTATGGTATCGGGCTTTCCCCTGCGTTGCTGTGGGAGCCTGACAAGCTGGGAAGCGGCGGCATCCGGTTTGTGATGCAGAAGCTGAAGCGTTGGCTGAAAATCAGGCATGCCTACAGGCAAATGTGGTGCGTGCGGGTGTGGCGTTTCATGCTGGCGCGGGAAATGGCCCTGGGACGGCTGCGCTTGTGCCGGGATCCGCATTGGGTGCGGTGCCTGTGGACGCCCATGAGCGACATGACTATTGACCTGGGCCGGGAAGGGAATCTGATGATTAACCTGGTGGATTCCGCGCTGGCGGATCAGGATGGCTGGTGCCTGGCCAATTACGGATGCACGTTTGAGGAAATCGTGAATAACAAGATACGGAATCTGAAGATGGCTAAAGAAGCCTGCGCCCGGAACGGACTGACCCTGCAAGAGGTGATTCCGGGAGCGAACCGCGGCGGGGTAGCCGCGGCGGCGGAGAAACCGGAAGATGAAGAGCCGGGAACGGGCGGCGGGGCGGAAGAAGATGGCTTGCATCCCCATGAATAGCAATTTTGAAAAAGCTCCTGAAGGGTACAGAACAGTAATAAGTGATGAATAAGATTGTTTTTGCGCAGATGGCGGCACGTCTGGAAGGCGGTGCCGGTGAACAGAAAAAAACGGGCATGCTTGCCTTTTCCCGCATCATGGAGGCGGAAGAGAAGGTAGGGGTGGCTACCATTTCCGGTTATATCGGTTACGGCAATGCCACGGTTGACGAATTTACGAAGCACCTTGAAGAGTTGAAGGCGGAGGGGTGCACGAAGTTTGAAGTCATCCTGAATTCCATGGGCGGCAATTTGTTTGAGGCGTCCGGGATTTACGACATTATCAAGGGGTGCGGGATGGAGGTGACGGCCAAAATTTACGGGGTAGCCGCTTCCGCCGCGACGCTGATTGCCTGTGCGGCGGGCCGTGTGCTGATTTCGGAAAATTCCCGTTATATGGTCCACCGGGCGCGCGGGTGCGCGGTGGGGACGGTGGAAGAGATTGAGGCTTACGCGGCGGATCTGAAGGACGCGGAAGGGCAAGTGACAGGCATTTACGCGGAGCGTACCGGAAAGAGCGCGGAAGACGTGCTGGCCGTGCTGAACGCGGAGACGTGGATGAACGCGGAAACGGCCGTGAAGGAAGGCTGGTGTGACGAGGTTATTTCTCCGTCCGCTGCGGAGTCCGGCCAAAAAGAAACGGCCGCGCAGGGGAAAGAAGAGGACGGCGGCGGGGAAGAGGGAGACCCTGACGAAGAAGAGAAGGGCGGGCCGCCGCAGAATTACACGGTATTGCGCCGCATGATGGCCGCCGTGGGGCTTGCCGGGAAAAACAGCGTGGAGGAACTGGAACGGGAAGTTGCCCGGCTGGTGGCCGAAAACGAAAGGCTGGCGGCGGAAAATGACGGGTTCCGGGGCATGCAGGGGCAGCAGGCCCGCGTGATGGAGGCGCACGAGCGGGAATTTGAGCAGCGCGTGAAGGAGGCCGTTGTGCGGGAAATGGCGGCTATGGGGGTTGCTCCGGTAGGGTTGCCGCCCGCGGAGGGAGCCACGGAAGAGCCCGGAAAGAAAGAACCTGCCATGACGAACGAAAAGCTGCGGGAGATGGCCGCGCAGGATGCGCTGGAATGGATTATGGGGCATCCGCAGGAGGCCGCGCGGCTGGCGGAGCAGCCGGGGAAATAGCATCTTGGCCGCCATAGATAGATTTTTACTAACAAACGCAAACATAAATAAAATATGAACAAAAAAACATTGATGAACATCCCGCGGAATGCCGTGATGGAAGGAAATGATGTCGCCGCTCTGAACTGGACCATTGTTTCACAGGCGGCTATTGCCACCCTGGAGGAAGAATTGGCTTCAATCAGCCGGTTTTCTCTGGACGTGTCCGGCGAGTTCAAGACGGACGGCGATTCTGTCAAGGTGGAAGTGATTGACGGAGCCGGGGAGGCGTTGAAAAATACGGAAGACTGGAATCAAAGCGAGCTGAAAACCAGCTCCGTTTCCGTGACGCTGAACCGTTATTCCCGTCCGGCTGGCCTGTCCTATAAGGAAAGGAAAAGCGGGGTGCAGCTTGCGAATAAGGTGCAAACGCTTGTGCGGACGGTCGCCAAGGCGTTTTGGAAGGACCTGATGGCCGCCATAGCCGATTCCGGGGCGGAAGTGGTGAATATTGGCCCGCGGGCCGGGTTCAAACCGGAAATGATGGCGGATGTGATTTGGCCGTCCATGACTAATGGCGCGGATGCCGTTTATTTGGACCGGATGTATTATTCCAGGCTGATTCCCACGAATGCGCTTGCTCTTAACCTGGCGGACGGGGCATATTCCATTCCGGGGGGAATTCACTACGTGGAAGGGGTGAACGTGCTTGCCGGGAATGCCGGGGTTGGTTTTGCGACGCGGCCGGACGCGCTGGCCGTTGCCGTCCGTCTTCCGAACATTGATCCGAAGCTGAATTTGGAAACGCAGGTGGTGGAATCTCCTAAGCTGGGGATTTCCCTGCTGCTGAAGTGCTGGCCTGACCAGGGAACGGAAACGGTTTACATTTCCGCGGAGCTTTTGGCCGGCGTGGCGGTGGGCAACAAGAACCATTTGCGACAGCTTTCCGGCGCAGCTCCGGAGACGGCGGCGGAAGGTGAAAGCGTTGAGGACGGCGGCGGGGAAGAAACAGGGCCGACTGAAGAGGAAGGGGCCTGACGGTTTTTTGGCGGAATCATGGGATAAAAGAGAGCAAAGGACCGGCGCGCGGGGTGTCAATTCCGTGCGCCGGTTTTTGTTGAACGGATATGAGCTTATCAGGAGAAATAAAAAAATTGCTGGACCTTGGGGATCATGAGCAGGAAGAAGCCTGGGGGGAGCGCGTGACGGTGGACGGCCAGGAATGCCGGGGCGTTTTTGCGCCGCTGGAAGGCTGGTATGAGGTGGAGCTTGGCGGCCGGGTGTGCAAGGTGCAAACGTCCCTGCGCGTGCGTCGGAAGGCGTTGAAGGGCGTTCCCGCGGCCGGGCGGAAGGTGGTGGCGGTCCGAAGCGGTAGGGCCTTCCGCATTGCGCGGGTGCGGGACTGGGCCGGAGACGTGGCCCTGGTGCTGGAGTTGTCCGAAGTATAGCCGGAAGGGTGGGCAAATGGCGCAAGTCAGGTATAAAGTGGATATTTCCCGCGTGCTGAAAAGGCTGGCGGAGGTGAAGAAGGTGGGGGCTGACGGCATCCGGGAGTTGACCCTTGAATATGCCAAGCGGGCAGCGAGCAAGGCCATACGCACCACGCCGCCGAACAGCCTGAAGAATGGCGGAAACGGAAAAAGAGCGTTGGAGGAACATATTGCGCGGGATATTGGCGGGGATCCGTTGGAAACGGATGTGAGGCTGAAGCGCGGTGAGGATGGAAGGCCGGTGCCCTATGCTTACCCCCGGAAGAAGCGCGGCGGGGTGTTGCTGGGGGTGCGCGGGAAAAAGTTTAAGGGCATGGCCACCGTTTCCGCGGATGCGTTTTTGCGGAGCCATACCCTGCTGAAAATGGGCCGGAAAAGCAGCGTGCGCGTGCTGAAGGGCGGCGGACTGATGTCTCCGGGAGTGGCGCAGGCGGGAGACGTGCGAAGGGCTTTGGCGGAGCGGCGGCGGCACGTGGGGAGGATGGCGGCCGGGTGGCTGCGGGGCGCGCAGGTGGCCGGGCTGAAGAAGGTGCCCGCGTGGATCGCGCGGCACGCCTCCCATTATGACGGCGCGGCGTCTTTGACGGTTCAGGGCGGCCGGGTGCGGTTTGAGATGGAGAATTGCCCGGAATATCCTGACCGGGGGCAGCTTTCCCGGGTGGCGGCGTATGCGCTGAATTCTGCGGCCCGGGATATGCGGAAAGTAATCAAGGGGTATGTGGCCAAGTTGAAAAAGGAGCTTAATTCATGATGACACAGGCAGATTGTTTGATTAAGGCGGTGATTGCGTGCCTGAAGGCGCGTTTTCGGAAAGACAGGGGGAACACGGAACGGGGGATTCCGGACGGGTTCCCGGTGCCGTTGAAGATGGCGGTGGACGAAGACCGGGAAGGGAAGGAATATGCGTTGTTCCAGGCGGCGGAAATGGAGGAAATTGTGGCCGGGTACTGTACGTATCACGCCGGAATATCCGTGGATCTGCATTTGGACGCCAATGACCGGACGGCGGATGAAATACGGATGTTGCAGGCGTGGATGGAAGAGCGGCTGAAGGAAGTGGACCGCGCCGGGCTGAATGCCGTGGAGAGCCCGCGGCCCTATCGGAATTTCCTGGTCATAGGCAAGGTAAGGCTGGGTCCCGCACAGGATGCGGCGGCGGAGGAAGGCGCGTTTGCGGTGACGTGGAAAATGACGGTGCCCGTGCAGTTTTGAAAAAGCTCCTGAAGGGTAGATAGATGAATTTTAACACGAAAGGAATTTGATTATGCCTGCACATATTGGAGATGTCCCGAAGCACGGGATTGACGAACCGGAAAAAGGAATTTTTGTTGAGTCGATCGACTTTGACGGCCAACAGGAAATTTATGAACAAAAGGATAACAAAGGGAAAAAGTGCGGAGTGCTTATCATTGATGAAGAGCTTTCCTTTTCCATGTCCGGCGCAATCCTTACTACGGGGGCGGCGTCGTTGAAAATGGGAGCGTCTTTGACCCTTGCCAATGAAATTCCGGATATTTGGAATGAAACTCCTTCCGCCACTACCGTTTTCCTGAAGGGCGTCAAGCATAACCTGAAAAATACGGACGCGCAGAAGATGGACGTGAGCGGAACTGTTTACGGGTTCGGGGCCGCCGCCGATTCCTGAAGCCTGAATAAAAAAGTCAGATAGTAAGATTGATGAATGCCGCAGACAATAAAAAACTGGAAAGTGATGTGGTAGTTTTTACTGAAAACGCATCCAGATACGAAACGGAAAACACCATGCTTGCCGCGTTGCTGCTGACGCTGGGAGTAAACATGAAATGCACGTCCGGAAGCGTGCTGATAGGCAGCGGCGCGCGCCTTTCCGCGCCGGGCGGGGTAATTACCTGGCAATTTGAGCCGAAAAGCGAAGACGGAAGGTTTAGGACGGAGGAAGTAATCAAGCTTTTCGGGGATAAGAATTGGCTGACTGACCCGGAAAATGAAAGCCCGCTGGCTTACGTGGCGTGCGCGTTCCACAATTACAAGCGGTTATTGGATTTTGTGAAAAGCCAGGTGCCGCTTGCCGTCATCCGCAAGGGGAAAAGGAAGGCCCTGGTGCGGTTGGATGCGGATCCGTATTGGCAGGGCGTGGCGGAGGGTTTTCTTGGCGGCCGGCCTTTAATCTAACTTAATTGACAACCAAAAAAGCAAGAAAGATGGAACTACAGGAACAGGAAAGGCGCGCCCTGACGGAAGCGGCGTTGATCGGGGGAAATGAATTCCGCTGGAAGAACTACCGGTTGCGGTGCATGACCCTGGGAAGCATGTTGCAGTTGCAGCGCATCGGAAATCCTTACTGCCGCTTGGGGGAAATTAACCTGGGCCCGGATGAAAACGGGCGGCATCCGTCCATGTGGGAAGCCCTGGGCGTAACTGACAAGGCGCAAATTGTCTATTATCTGGCGGAATTCCTGTGGGTTCACATGGGGGACCGGGAGGAAGTCAGGGAAGGGGTTTTTGCGCCGGAGGAAGAACGGCGCGTTCTGGTGGAAGCGGCTGCCATGAACATTCCCGGCCGGGATTTGGTGGAACTGGAATGCGCCGTGCTGGGGGATGTAGAAGTGATTCAGGCGGGGATGGTGATTCCGGAGGCGGAAGGGGAGGATGAAGAGGACCCTTTAGGGCGTGGCCGTCCTGGGGCGTGGCCATGCTGATGACGGTGGCGCGTGTGACGGGTTGGCCGGAACGGGAAATTCTGTGGGAAATTCCGCTGGCGCGGCTGGTGCAGTACGTGCATGCGGTTTGGAGCTATGACGCGACGCCGTGCCGGTGGAGCTGCTACACGGAATCCTCCGGGCATGTGGGGGACGTGCTGGAGCAGGCCCGGGAAGCGTGGAGAGAACAGATAGAGCAACTGGAATAGTCCGGTTGCTCTACTTTTTGGCAGGGGTGGAGGTGCCGTGGAAAAGCAGGTAGAGCAGTACGAGGACAAAGGCAATAATCCACGGAGTGCCATGGTACAGGATGGCAAGCGATACCCCCGCAAGAAAGGCAACGGCAAGAATTCTTTTCAGGACGTAAAGAATGAAGTCCATAGGTTAAATTTAGAACATTTACAATAATAGTCAACGGAAAACGATTATGAGCGAAGGGGCAACTATTAAAATTGACGGGGACGCTTCCGGCTTTATTGCCGCAACGGAGGAAAGCAGGAAAGCGGCAAGCGGCATGTCCGAAGCCTTGCAGGGGGCCGTGGGCGGAAGCACGGGGGAGGCCGTGAAGGGGCTGAAGGGCATGGATCAGGAGGGCCGGAAGGCGTGTAAACGGCTGAATGCCGGTCTTATCAATATGAGCGCCACCATTACGGGGGTAGGGGCTGCCATTAACGGCCTGCGGGCAGGCTGGGGCAAATTTTCCGCCATGCTGGCGGGCGGGGATGACCTGGAGAGAGTAACCCGGCGCATGGAGGCATTCACGGGCGGCGCGTCAAGCGCGGCGGAAGCGGCGCGGGATGTGGTGGATTTTGCTGATACGCCGCCATTCGGGCTGGCGGAAACGCAACGGGCGGCGCAGTTGCTTCTTGGGTGCGGCGTCAGGGCGAGCGAGTTAAAAAGTACATTGGAGGCTCTTGGGAATGTGGCGGCTGGTGGTGGTGCCAGTCTGGAAACAGTAGCGGCGCGGCTTTCCAAGGCTTTTCAAATGGGGAAGGTGGATGTGGAAACATTAGAACCATTTACGTTAAGCGGTATTGACGTTATGGGGCAAATGGCAAAACAGGCGGGAAAAACGAGGGCGGAGTTAAAGGATATGATGTCTAAAGGGAAGGTCGGATTTAGCCAAGTTTTTAGTGCTTTGAAATCCATGGGTTCCGGCAGCGGGCAGTTTGCGGGGGGGATGGAGAAAAATACGCAGGATATAGAGAGCAGAGTGGAGACCCTGAAAGGCAAGGTTGGAGCGTTGAGCCGTATTTTTGCGGAACCGGTAACAAGCGGCATCAAGGATGCCATGGACTCCATAGGCGCGTCATGGGCCGGTCATGGGCCGGAGGTGGAGCGCGGCTTGAGGAAAACGGGTGAATTGCTGGGGGGGATTGTGAAAGTGGCCGCGCCTATCGTTTCCGCAGTAGGGGGCGGCCTGGCTTCAGTAGCCGCGGGAGGCGGCCGGGTTGAAAAGATGATCCGTAGCGGCATTCTGGCCTGGGGGGCGTGGAAGGCTGTAGGCATGGCGGCAAATTCTTCCGTGGGGCGTTCCATTCAGGCGGCGGCCGCGGCTTTCCGGGTGGATTACAACAATGAATTGCGCCTGGCCGGGGGAAATATGAAGAGGTTTGATTCAGCCGTTCGGGCGGTGGGGTTGACCGCGAAACGCACATGGGCGCGCATGGGGGCCGATTTGGCCGCTTCCCTGAAGGGGCCGGCCATTATGGCGGCCATTGCGGCTATTTCCTATGCTGTATCGGAGTTGTATAGGGTAGGATCTGATGCGTTTGGCCATGTGCCTAAAGACGTGCAGGAAAAGGAAAAAAATTTTGGCCGGGATAATATTGATTTTGATGAACGGATCAAAAAGATGGCCGGGGAGGCGTCCAGCAAGCTGGACGTGGGGCGCGTCATGGATGAATATGACTCTGAAATTAAACGCCTGAAGCGCGAAGAAGAAGACCTGCTGGCGGAAGATCCGCTGGGGAGAATGACGGTTGCGGTGCAGGATAGGCTGGTGCTGTTGCAACGTGAGCGGAAGGAGTTGCAGCAGGTGGCGGAAGCGAACGCGAAAGCGGCGGAGACGCGGGAACGGGCGGCGCAGCGCGGGCAGCAGACGGAAGAGGCACGGAAGAAGACGCTGGAGAAAATCAGGGAAATACAAGATGAATTGTTATCCCTGGATTATGACCGGGCGGAAGAAGAGAGGGAGAGGCGGCGCAGCGGAATGGGGCTGGAGGACCGGAAAAAAGACCTGCTGGGAGGATATGGGAGCATGGAGGGCCTCAAGAAGGCCATTGCGGAGCAGAAAGCCCTGCTGGATGGCGGGGACGCCGTGGACGGCATGTTGAATCTGGAGGGGGTGGAATCCAGAATCAAGAGCCTGTATGAATTGCTTGGCAAGGTGGAAGAGGTGGATCGTGAAATAGTGGAGCGGAATAAGGAATGGGACAAGGCGGAAGCCAAACACCAGAAGCAGGCTGCCCTGCTGCGTGCGGAAATTCACGGGCAGAAGGATAAGCTGCGCGTGTTGCAGGAGCAGGCGCGCGTGCTGGAGCTGCAAAACCAATATGAGGCGGATGGCATGAGCAAGGCCCGCGCCGGCGCGGCGGCCCGTGAAATAGCCGCCCTGGAGCAGAACAGGAACCGGGCGCAGGCCGGGCGCGAATACCGCCGGCAAATGGCCCTGTTGAAAGCTCAGGCGGAGGGAAACAAGGCGGAAGAGCGGCGGCTGAAGATGGCGGAGCGCATGAAGGAAATTTATGACCAGCAGCGCGGCTTGGGGATAGACAGGAAGACGGCCATGAGGCGTGCCCGCGGCATGGCCGGGTTGGAGGATATGGTGGAGCGGCGGAAGGACCGGAAGGAAGGGAGCGGACCCATAGCGGACAGTCTGGCGCAAGTGGGCGGCGGGGGCCGCTCCATGATGGGGAGCATGCCGCAACTTACGGAAGCGAGGAAGCAGACAAATTTGCTTCAGCAGATCGTGAAAAACACGGGCGCGGGGCGGAGGGGAACCCTGAAAACGGCGGCCGTGCTGGGATATTGAAATAGCCGCTAAATGATAGAGAGAGAATAATAAATATGGGAAGAAAAATTAACATTAAGAAGCGGGAAACGCATGAAAAGACGCTGGAAATAGAACGGGGGGATGAAGGGGAAGTAAGGGCTGTGGGGAGGATTGTTTACACGGACAATCAGGAGGGCTGGAATACCCGGTGCCCGTCAATAGGGTCCGCTTATCCTGATGATGCCGCTTTGAGGCTCAAAAAGATAAGCATGGAAGGAATGGAGGGGGATATGGTGAGGGTGACGCTCTATTACGAGTTGCCGCGGGAAACGTCTTTTGAATTCGGTGGAGGGGAGGAAGTGGAATATTCCATGGATTATTCCTGCTCTGAACAGCCGTTGCTGACGCATCCGAACTTTCAGGACATAGATGGGGAAGAAAAAGACGCATTGATGGCTATGGCGTCCGGGGCTTCTCCTAAAGATACGTTTGGGAAAGAGGATAAGGTGATTGAGGATGTTGTGAAATCGGAGGCCGGGAAGAAGGCCATGGAAAAAATGCGTAAAGGACAGGTTAGTTTTTTGTGTCCCGGAGGGGTTTTTTCCGTCACTTCTACCGTTCAGGCGTTGAGCATGGCCGGGGTCGGAAAAAAAGGGGCTCCGGGCAGCGGCGCGCCCGCGGTAAGCGGAAAATATGATTGGATCAAAGAGGGCGTGAGCGGTCGCAGGACGGGAACCGGGAATTGGCGTCAGACGGTTTCCTGGAGGTTGAGCGGTCCGGATGGCTGGGATTCTGATTTATATTGATTTATGATTAGCTGGCCGTTTTTTAATCAAGGGGAAGAGTTGAGCGCGTCTAAGTTGAGGCGTCTGGTTAAGGGGTGCCGGGAACTGGAGCAGTTGGCCAAATCTTGCCGCTTGCAGAACGGGGTTGGTTACACGTTTAACCGGGGGCTGGGCGGCACGTCATTAACCATAAGGCCGACGGGGGGGAGGAACAAAGCAGGAGAAGGCACGCCGTTTACGCTGAAGAGGCTGGAAAAGGGGGATGCGGGATATAAGGCGTATTTCTGGCCCGGCATGGTTTTTGAAGTGCATCCGGGCGGCGTGCGGCGCATTAAGCCGGAACTTAACGGGGAAAAGATGGATCAGGCGGAGGAACCGCCTTTTTTGTCCGTGCAGGGAGGGGATAAGGTATTTTTGTATCTTGAGCGGAGCGCGGATAACCATGATTGCATTACGTATGCGGAAGTGACGGCGGAGGAAATAGGGCTGGCGCGCGCGGTCAGAATTTATCTTGGGGAATTCAAGGAAGAAACGGATGAAGCCGGAGAAAAGGTCTTGAAGTATCATGAGGCGTGGAGCGGCCATGTTCATTATGCTCAAAGTTCCCTGAATGAGGGTTGGAGGGTTGTGGTTGATACGGATGAAGAAGGCGCGCCGGATATGGCCTATGTTAAGAAGGGCGATATTTACATAGCCGGGCAACTGGCGCAGCGCGGAGGGGGTACCTGGGAGGTGGCACCGAAAGAAGAGGGGGAAATCTGGCTGGAAGTGAAATGCACCGGGGATGGCGTCATTACAAGTGCCGAACTGAAAGAAACGAAAGGATCTTCCAAGCCGCTCCAGTATGTAGCGGAACCGGATGATGAAGAAGCCGAAGAGGAATTCACCTATTGCTTCCTTTTGGCGAAGGTGGAGAAGCTTGAAGAACCCTTGCCGGAGGATGGTAATTTGCCGTCTCTGGTGTCAGTAAAACAGTATGCCCTGGGAGCGGTTTATTGCGGGGTTGCTCCTGATGAATTGGGGTTGAAAGCCGGTAAGGGGATAGAGATTATAGAGACGGAAAATGAAAGGGAGCAGATGATCGCAGCTCTGATTGAGGACGCGAAAGAGCCATCCAGCGGACAATGCTCTTTGATTTACGAAGAAAAGGAAGACGGCGGGAACTCCGAAGGAAATCAGGGAGGCGATAATGGAGGGGATCAGGGAGGGCAAGGCGAAAACAAGGGAGAACCTTACAAGCTGAAACTGTTATGTTCTTCTGACGGCTCGGTCAACATTAAGGATGAAGAAGGAAAACTGTCTTTGTCCGCCCAAAAAGTGGAACCTGGGGATGGCCTGGAATGGAAAAAGGACAAGGATCAGAACGGGAATGACATTGATACGCAGATTTTACAGGTCAAGATTGATTCAACGGAGGCAGATTCTCCCAAGCCGGGGAAATGGCCTGTAAACTTGTCCGTCTCTCCTGAGGGATTGAAGGGGGAACTTGATTTAACGGTAGATACCAGCGTTCATGATTTAGGTGGAGGGGCTTCCGTGGGATTGTCCAATGCTACGGCGGGGGTATTGTCCCTCGTGGTCACTCCTGGAGGCGACGCGGAAGAATTGAGTTTTCGCGCCCCTTTGCGGAAAAATGGGAATTATGTTGTGCTGGATTATGTCAAGGAGCCACACACCTTGCCGGACGGAACAACGATTGCCTTGGGGTTATTAGGCACCCAGCTTGATTTGGTGGTAGATACGTCCAACACGACCGGCGGCGGGGACGGAGCCATGATCAGCGATTCCTGGACAGCGTTGGCCTGCGACACTGACCACGCCTTACGCCTGCACCGGGACGAAAACGGACAAATCTATATCCAGCAGGGGCAATGGATTACAACATCCCAAATATATTCACCCATCAACTAAACAACAATGAACTACGCCATATTTTGCTATCGAGAAGATCACCAATGCCTGGGGCTGTGTCTGGAACAGATACGAAGCATTGACCGGGCCGCCCAGTTTTATTTATTTGATGATGCCGCGAAGCCTTTATTTCCGGCACAAGTCCCCGCGGGAAACGATATATCCTACAAAATCACCTATTTTGCGCGCCGGGGGAATTTGAACGGCCTGGAATGCGTGCGCGGCATGCTGGGGTGCATGCTGGACATACCGGGGGATGATCCGGTTATCAAGATTGACGCGGATACGTTGCTGATGGACCCGGCGGAGATTATACGGTCCCTGAAAGACCGCGGGAAAGTAGCGGGGGGAATGCAGTGCAGCGTGCCGCTTGCCTGGGCCGGCTGCTGCTACTGGCTGACGCGCCCAGCCATCAAGGCCGCGCTGGAACTGCTTGCCCGGCGGGAATGGCCGGAAAACGCCCGTCAGGAATATCCGGAAGATGAAACCATTTCAAAAATTCTGTTATACCTGTACGGGGCGAGCGGCGTTGACGTGCTGGAGTTCCGGGGCGGGCGGCGTCTGATTGGCGTTCGGACGTGTGATCCGCGCGATCTGGAGGAAATCGCCCGCCTGGCGCGCGGCGGCGTGTGCGCGGTTCATTGCGGGCAAATGGCGTTTTATCATCCTATTGTGGAGCGTGACGGAGTGACGATCCGGGAAGCGTGCGCGCGGGTGATGTGGTGGATATTGCATGCTAGCGGGCCTGATTCCAAGACTTTTGAAAAAGCTCCTGAAGGGTAGGATGGAGCTTTATTTGGAAATTGAGAGCGGGATTTTTCGGAACCGCACGGGTGATGAAAATATGAATTTGTGCGGGGTGCGTCTTGTCCGCAGGCAGGATGTGCCCGTGTCTTTATCCTTTTTGGGGCGTGAGCTTGAGGCCGGGCGCGTTACGTTGGCGGCCTATCATAAAAGGAACGGGCAGTTATTGGCTTATCAGGAAGAGCAAATAACGGACGGGGCCGTGGCAATGGTGGTTGATTTTGATACACAGGAAATACGGGCGGCGGCCAGGGACGCGGAGGGCAAAACTATAGAGGCGCAGGTGGCCGTGCTGGTGGAGACGGAGGAAGGGAAAGGTGTTTATCATTCTCTTCCGTTGAATTTCTATCTGGAGCCGGGGTTGATAGGGGATGAGCATTTGCCGAATTCTGCCCGGCCGGCATGGGAAATGATGTATGAAACTGTGGTGAAAAAAGCCGAAGAAACGGAAGGTTATGCAGGTTCCGCTTTGGCCTCCAAAAGGGCCGCCGCCGCTTCCGAGGCCGCCGCCGGCACGTCCGCAACCAACGCGGCTCGTGACGCTAAGAGTGCCCATGCCGCTAAAACGGCTGTGGAGTCGCTGGCTACCACTTGGCCGGAAACGGTCAGGGAGGGAAAACAACAGATTATTGAGGCCAGGAATGAGGCTGTTACTGCTATTCAGGACAAACAGGCTGATTCCGTGCTTGCCGTGGGGCGGGCCTCACAGACCGCGCAGCAGAATATAGCCAGCGCGCAAAGTACCGCTGTTCAAGCCGTCCAGACAGCGCAGACGGAAGCGGTGGGAGCGGTCACGCCCCTTGTTCAGCAGGCGGAAACCGCTAAAGAGGCTATAGATCAGGCGGAGGGGCGCATCAATACGGCCGCGGCATTAGTCGCGGCATCCGCCACCAGCGCAGCCAACTCCGCCACAGAAGCCCAGCAGGCCCTTGAGGCCATACCTCAAGTAGATGATGCAGGCAACATGACGCTGGCCGGAGGTCTGACGGCGGCCGGGGCTATTAACGCCAATGGCGGGATCAATGTCCCGCTGGCTGTGGGGGCGCCGACCAATGAATCCGGCGTCAACCGCCTGTACGCCGCCGGGTTGGCCGCCGTGACGGACGCTTTTTCCGTCAGGTGTTATCCGCTCCCGGCGAATTGCTCATCTTCCAACGGGACGGTTTTCAAAACAGACAAGGAACCCAATTCCCTTTATTTCAATGTCCCTCCCAATTCCTCTTTTACCGTGAAATGCGGCCTCGTGACCAACGCGAGGCCCATGCACAATTATTCCAGCATCCGGGGGTGGGTGGCTCCGGTGCGCCTTCCGGCTGTCAGCACGAAATTCACGGCCAGGTTCGGCCAGATGACAACGGTCGTGCGCATGGGAAGGGACAGGGACGCGTTTACGCTGGTGCCGGATCAGGCGGCTGGCGGCTACAGGATTGGGGAGATTATCGATATTACGTTTGATCATGTCCGGGACGCGGACGCGGGAGGGTATCATATTCGTGTCCGGGAGATTTATTATTCCAATGCCGAGCAGAAATGGAAGATGAAGACGACGCAGGCCCTCGCGCCGGAGACGTCTTCCAATAACGGTTATCCCGTCTGCGTGTACGCGGTGGTTTACGAGCAATACCAGGACGGAGGATATGATACCGAAGACAGGGGAGCGTTGTGGCTGCTGCATGGCGGGAATTCCACCCGCGGCTGCGTCAAGATCGCCACGGTGAGGGGAGTCCATTGCTTTGAGAATATTTATCCCTTTTCCGGATATTATCTTGATATTGAGAATGCCAACAGCTGGGCGTTGGCCGGAGCGTTCCTTCCTGCGACGATGCACTTGCATTGCAATAACGTCAATCCGGCATATTACGGGTTTTCCTCCATGGAGAGCAATATCATTGTCTCCGAGGCGGTGGAGGATTTTGTTGATCCGGAAGCCGAAACGACTACCGAAGATTGAGCATGAATAATTCAGAGATACAGATACAGTTTCCCCGGCCCGGCGAGTGGGGAGAATTCACCCTGACGGCCATTTATCAGGACAAGGGCGGTTACACCCGGACAGACCGCTACACAGCGGACGAGATACCAGCGGAACAGGCTCCGGCAATGGAGTCCGTAGTTGCTGCG